CCACAACTTTCCCTGAAGGGATGACTACCAATGAATGACTTAGACTTGTTAACTTGTAAGTTAGCATCTTCTAAAGCATTCATCGCAAGTAGTGTATACCCAGCTTTGATGATTATATCATCTCCGTAGATATACACCGACTCACGTGCAACGCGGAAGGATCCCGACTGTTCCCAAACAGCCGCAACTGCAATCGCCCAGAAAACTAAACTCTCAACAGGAAAGCATAATGCACTTCCCATTGGAGCAAATTTCTTGAGCGAAATCTTCTCCTTTGAAGGGAGGATGGTAGCAGTTGATCGTAAGGCAAGCCATTTTCGGTGTACCCTTTCAGGTACAAGAAACCGAATAAGTTGGCAGCTTACGAGGTCACTTGCGTCAGACAAATCAATTGTGTCGAACTCCTTGGTTCTCGACGAACTCAAGGCTATCTCGGCATTGATATCTTGTCTTTCGAAGTTGACCCGTCCCTTAGTCCAGCTATGTCGTTCAATGTATGACATTAAATGACGAGCTACACCTTGCTGCAAATACATAAGTTCCGCAGGTTCACATGAAATAACACGTGGACCACGCGAATCCTTGGGTACAAGTAGCAACCTAGCTGTAGGTTCCTCTTCACGCCGCATAGAGCGGTAAGTTGAGGCCATAGCAGCTAGTTGGAGAGGGATAGACCGACCGAGAAAACTACCGTGTGTCCGAACAATAGTTCGAACAGGGAATATATACTCCCAATACGGCCATTCTCTGTGAACAGATTCAAAAAGAGTGGAAAAATTCCACTTCTCTGAATGTCGTTCACCGCCGGCAACAGCACCAGGCCCGTGACGTGGATTCTCACATCTTGGTATATAACCAAGGAGATATCTCTCCATCACGCGCTGTGCACGCTGCATTATCGCAGAAGGATACGGATCTAGCATGTCTTCTTCATTCTTCAAGAATGAGGCAAGACGCGCTTGGATCTTTTCCTCGGAACAAGGAACATCAAGTTTCTTGAACCCGTGCAAAATCGTTCGCAATATGCGGATGATCTGTGCGTCGTTGTCCGTCAACTCACTGCTCGCCCATTTCTGGCCATAGGCCCAAAATGGACGAAGGAAACAAGGGTAAAGGCCACCGTAAGGTTTGAAGCCTTCGACGCGTTTTACATCTTGTCCCCATATCCATTGATCAAACCAATCCCCTAAGCGGGGGAGAGTTTCGGTCAAAAAGGACATTCCCTCCTTTGTGGTACGCATATAAATATATGCGATATCACGGTCAAGATCAGATTTCTTGATCCCAACAGGATGGACCACAGCAAGCTGAGCATAAGCATCGGCAAGCATTTCGTTGACGAATCTGAGCATTTTCAGCTCAACAGGGCTTTTCGAGATCTCCATTATTGGTAGGTCTTCCTTGCGCCCACTACATCACTTGCCAAAGCAAACCTCAACTCTTAAAAGAGATTCGGATATCAATCAAAAACTTGAAAGACATCTTTATCAACTTTTTAAGGAGGTTAAGGCTGGTTAACAACAAGGCTCAGACCTCACCATTCCAAAGCTGCCCAGCGAATGAACCCGTAATAAGATTACGGACATACGCTACGGCATCTTTGACTTGAGTGTCAGTCAGAGCTGTTCTCCGCTGTGGTACAGTTAACGTAAAGTTAACAGTACACACCTCGTCATATGTGCCATCAGCTTCAACGCTGGAGACAACATATTGTACGAGAGACCGACGAATGGGAATGCCAAGTTTGGTCTTCCCAAAGATCGGGGTCTGCTTAACAAATAACCTTGCGTCAAGAGTCGCAACCGTATCGCCAGTGTTTAACCACTCGCCGGTTACGCGATCCCGAGCCACAAGGGTAAAAGCTTTAGCAGCTGCGGCTTCGTTGTTCAGTGATGCAATTGTAAGGGCCATTTTCGTCTCCGTATGCACATTAGTGCATGTCTTGTTGTGAGCAATCTAACGCTCTCGGAAGTTAGCGACTAACGCCGCCTCTTTCCGAATAGAGCAGCTATGATGCTCGCCTCATACCATGTAGATGGCATGCGGAACCAGCCTTCCTCAGCAATAGGAAGACCGGGGATACGCCAATACAGCTGGTACGTAAAAGTACCAGTTTGGAGTTTCCTCTCTCTTCCCGACGACTCATCGACATAGAAATACACTTGCCCTGCAAATCTGCAAGTAAGTGAATGTCCCATTTCGAGAATAGTCGCTGGGGGAAGAGGACCAATATCAGCTAATTCTAGCTGAAGTTTGGTTCGCCGCGATAGAAACCAATCTATCAACCACGAAAAGGGAACCGCCTCCCAGGCTACTTTGAGTGGGTTATAAAGCCCATTCATATAAGCCCAGACAATGCCAGGACCGAAAGTGTCATCAAGCAGGTATTCAGGTATATCAAACCTGATCCACGCCCATGCACTAGGGACGACATGTAATTTGAAATCCATGTCATAACCCACTTCGGGTGGCATCGCTATCACCGGAAGATTAGTACTGCCCTCAGGATGGTGTCTGTAGCCGCCTTGGAAATCCAAGACGTCAACAGTGATACCTTCCCGCTGACGATAGTAAACCTTCGTGTCTAAGTGATTATGCTTTTTAAGCCATTCAAAACGCTTCATAGCGCCAAGAATAGCATCAAATAAGCCTTTCACATCGGATATCATCGGTTTTATTGCGAAATTCCAAGACAACCAAAAGTTGCTTGTTTTCTCGTACATTTTCCGAAATAGCTCCAGTGCCTT